TCATTCACACAAGGGAGGTGCGCGTACTTGGTGGATTATATCGAAGTCGACATGAAGGAATTCATCGCCGGATGCGCGAAACGATTCTGTCCGACCTGCGGGCAGGAGATCCGGATAGATAAAAGCGGACACACCCTTGGCAGGCCCCGGAAGTTTTGCTCGGATGCCTGCAGGCAGAAATTCTGGAAGGCGCACCCGAAGGTAGAGGTGTGGGCCTCTTTTGAACAGAAGACCTGTCCGGTATGCGGCGAGTCCTTTTATGCCCAGCATGAAAAACGGCGGGAGCGGAAATACTGCAGCCGTGCCTGTGCCAACCGGGGACGGGCCGGGCGGAATAGTGAATAAGTCCATACGGAGGGAGCGGTTTATGCGTGTTGATTACATTTGTGAAAGCTGTGGGAAGGCGGGGCACAGAAGCTACGCACAGGGCAAGGTACCGTCACATTTCTTTTGCTCGGTAGCCTGTCAGAACAAATGGCAAAAAACTCGTCAGGACATTGTCGCTAAGAATAAGGATCCTGAGTTTCGCAAGAAAGTCAGTGAAGGGCTGAAGCAACGAAAGATCAAGCTCGGTGACCATTACCATTCCGATGAAGCAAAGAGAAAAATCGGCAATGCAACGATTGAGCATTGGGCAAACTACGACGATGAAACCAGAAACCGCATGCTCAAAGTGCTGCAAGGCAATGCCACTGTCCTGCGCACATACGGGCCTTATGACTTTGCGTGGAAACAGCTAAGCAATGCGATGTGTAGTTCCGGCATTTGTCATCGTTGTGGCTCAAAAGAAAACCTCCATGTGCATCACATTATCCCCGTGAAAGAAGGCGGGACAAGAGAGCTTGCGACAGTGATCCGCACCTCCTCCGGTACCCGTAAGATCCCAATCGCGGAGGACAGCGGCGAGGCCAGCTGGATTGATGAGGGCGAGGAGATCCCGGAGGCAGATGCGACCTTCGGCCAGACGACCCTTGCGGCCTACAAGATGGGCACCATGATCAAGATCAGCAACGAGCTGCTGCACGATTCCGCTTTTGACCTTGCTTCCTATATCGCACGCCGTTTTGGCGTCCGTATGGGAAATGCGGAGGAGAAGGCGTTCATCACCGGCGACGGTCAGGGAAAGCCCCTCGGGCTTCTGGCTGAGACCGGCGGTGTCCCGGTCGGCGTGACTGCCGCTTCCGAAACCGCTGTGAAGTTCGATGAGATCTTCGACCTCTACTACGCGCTGAAGAGCCCGTACCGGAAGAAGGCAAAGTTCCTCTGCAACGAGGCCCTGCTCCTGCAGCTGATGAAGATCAAGGACAAGAACGACAACTACATCTGGAAGCCGTCCCTCGAGGTCGGAAAGCCGGATACCGTGCTGTCCCGTCCGATCATCACCAGCTCCTATATGCCTGCTATCACGGCGGGCCAGAAGGCGCTGCTTTTCGGTGACTTCAGCTATTACTGGATTGCCGACAGGCAGAATCGCACCTTTAAGAGACTCAATGAGCTGTATGCCCGCACCGACCAGGTCGGCTTCATCAGCACCCAGCGTGTGGACGGCAAGCTCATCCTGCCGGAGGCGATTCAGGCCCTGAAGATGAGGGGCACGGCCCCGGCGGCAACTACGCCCACCGAGGGCTGAGGAAAGTGAGGTGACCGGTCATGGCGCTGATTACGCTTGAGGAAGCCAAAAAGTACCTCCGGGTGGATTCGGCGGATGAGGATGTCATGACCGGCATCCTTTTATCCTCCGCCTGTAAACTCTGTGCGGATGTGGCGAGGCTATCAGAAGAGCAGTGGGCGGCGGTGGATTCGGATGAAGAGTCCTCCGCCCTTTATGCTGCGGATGAGCTTACCCATATCCGGGAGGTCATGAAGGTGGCGATCCTTTATACGGTCGGGTATCTCTTCGAGCACCGGGAGAAAGCCGACTACCATGAACTCACGCTGACACTTAGGTCGCTCCTTTTTGCAATCCGGGAAGGGGTGGTGTGATGAATATCGCAGGGATGCGGGTACGGATCACCATAGAGAAAAATGAGACAGTGATCGATAAATACGGCAACCATAAATCGGTATGGACAGATTACTTCACCTGTTGGGCTTCCGCCTCCAAAGGCAACACCAAAGCCGATGAGGAGGAGGCTGCGGGCCATACCGAAGAGGAAGACCGGATGAACTTCACCGTCCGCTGGTGCTCTGAGACCGATGCGGTGGACAGCAAACACTACCGCATTCTTCTCTATGGCCGGATTTACAACATTGTCGCCGTTGATGATCAGGGCTTTCGGAGGAAGAGCCGGAAGTTTACGGCGGAGCTTGTGGAGAGGTGAGCGTTATGGGAAAGAAAGTATCCATTGACCAGCTGGCCGATGCAGTAAACGAACAGCTGCAGGAATACAACAAGCTCTCTGCCAAGGTCGTAAAGGCTGCGGTCACGAAAGCAGGGAATGCGGTAAAGAAAGACATCGGTGCGAATGCTCCGAAAAAATCCGGGCGCTATGCAAAAAGCTGGCGCACGAAGAAAACGAAGGAGACTTCTACCGAGCTTCAGGTAACGGTCTATTCCCCGTCCCGGTATATGCTGGCTCATCTCCTTGAGCATGGCCATGCCAAGCGCGGCGGCGGGAGGGTGCGGGCCATCCCGCATATTGCACCGGCAGAGGAAGCGGCGGAAGAGGTACTTATGAAGGATATCGAAAGGGGGCTTAAAAGTGGATGAAAATAAGATGCAGGAGTTGACCCGCCTGCTTACCGAAACGGGCATTCCCTTTGCTTACGATCATTTCGCGGAAGGCGAATCCCCTGAGCCTCCATTTATTACGTTTCTGATCCCGGCGTCGGACAACTTTTCCGCCGACGGGTTTGTGTATCTGAAAGTGGATGTCGTGCATATCGAGCTCTATACCGATGAGAAGAATCCGGAAACGGAGGCCCAGGTAGAAGAAGTGCTTGATCGTCACGGCATTTTTTATGACAAGACCGAGGTCTGGATCGAAGAAGAAAAACTCTATGAAGTCCTCTGGTCATTTGAAAGGAAGGTAACAGACAATGGCTACGAAGAAGAATAAGGTGAAATACAATCTGAAGAACGTGCATGCCGCCATCCTGACCAAAGGGGACGACGGCACGTTTACCTATGCAAAGCCGGTGGCGATCCCGGGTGCGGTATCCCTCTCGCTTGATGCAGAAGGGGAATCCTCCCCGTTCTATGCCGACGGCATCGTGTATTTCCGTTCGAGCTCCAACAACGGCTATTCCGGCGACCTGGAACTGGCCCTCATTCCGGAGTGGTTCCGCACAGATGTCCTGCAGGAAGAAAAGGACAGTAACGGCGTCCTTGTTGAACGGTCGGATATTACGGAGTCGGTTTACTTTGCCCTGCTCTTTGAGTTTGACGGCGATGTGAATGCGATCCGCCATGTGCTTTATAACTGCACGGTGGCAAGGCCGACGATCGAATCCTCCACGAAGGAAGCGAGCATTGAGCCGGGAACGGAGACCCTGTCCCTCACGGCAGACCCGAGGGAGGACGGCCTTGTGAAATCCCGCACCGGCGATGACACGACGACCGTCACTTATAACAACTGGTACAAGAACGTGTATGAGCCGTCTGCTGCGATCAGCACATCCGGCGGTTCGGGCAGTGGGACAAGCGGAACCTGACAGGAGGAATAGGGCATGTTGCAGTAAACAGTAGAAATCTGTGGGAAAGAAGTAAAGTTCCGGTCTTCGGCCTCGGTGCCGAGGCTCTACCGGGCCAAGTTCGGTCGGGACATTTTCAAAGACCTCAGCAAGCTTGAGAAAGCCTATAAGGAGCGGGGCAGCGAGGAAGGCAGTGCGATGGAGATCGAGGATCTGGAAATCTTCGAGAATGTCGCCTACATCATGGCCTTCCATGCCGACCCGACGATCCCGAAGACGATCGATGAATGGCTGGAAGAATTTGATATGTTCTCCATCTATGAGGTGCTTCCGGAGATCTTGGAGCTCTGGGGCACCAACCTCATCACGGATGTGGAGGCTAAAAAAAACCAAAGAAAAGCAGCCGGGAAATAACGACGGCGCTTTTTCTCCTCCGGTGTCTGGAGGTCGGGCTTTCGCTTTCGGATCTCGACCTCCTCACCATCGGGATGGTGCTGGATATCTGGACGGAGAAGGGGAATGACGGCGAGAAATATGAAATGCAGGCAGAAATAAGGGAAGCAAATCAGCATGATTTCGATGTCTTTTGAGCATGAAAAATCCCCACTTCCTGCCGGAGGTGGGGAGAAGAATTACTTGTCGTCATAGTGGCCACGGCATGCGGCGATATAAATTCTGCCATCCTCGATGTGATAAACCAGACGGTCTTTTTCATTAATTCTTCGGCTGAATTCGCCTTGCAGGTTTCCTTTTAAAGCCTCTGGTTCACCGATGCCGGTAAGCGGGCCGTTGCGTTCAATGTCCTTGATGAGCTGGTTGATCCGTTTGATCGTTTTCTTGTCCTGTGTCTGCCAGTACAGGTAATCATCCCATGCATCATCTGACCAGATTTTTTCACTCATCATCAACCTCGATTAATTCATGGGCGGTGCCTTTACCGGCTTTCAATTCAGCTACAGATTTCATGATGTATGCCTGATTGGATGCACTGTAGAACGGGTCATCCTGCCTGATGTCAAAGGGAATGCGACGCTCCCTTAAAACGGCCTTGACATACATGTTGATGGCGGCAGACGTGGTCAGCCCGACAGAATTGCAGAAGGAATCGAACGCGCTTTTATCCGCTTCATCTACACGGGCAGTTAATGTAGAAAGTGCCATACGATCACCCCCTTTCTCTTGTTTGACTTAATAATAGCACTAAAAGAGCACAAAAGCAAGCTTTCGTGTGCGGGTTGTCTGCAAAAATATTAGATGGCGCATGGAGGACTCTTATGGAAATGATCTGTAACAAATGCGGTGCGGTGATCCCAAAACCGGATCTTAAGACCATCCGGGACGGGGAGATCGAACACACCTATTTTTTATGCCCGGACTGCGGGGAAGCATACCGGGTCAGCACGACGGATAAACATCTGCGCAAGCGCATCGAGGATTATAACAGGATGTCTGCCCGCGTAAGGAAAGGGAACTGTACAAAAGAGTTCCAGAAGCGGGTGCAGAAGGTAAAGGAAGACAATGTACGAAGGAGCCGGGAGCTTGCGAAAACGCATCCACTGGCTCCTTTGCTGCATGCGGAATAAGGAAGGAAAGGAGGCGCAGCAATGGCAAACCGGATCAAGGGCCTGACGGTAGAGATTGACGGCAGTACGACCGGTCTTGATAAGGCACTGAAGAATGTCAATTCTACCATCAGGGATACCCAGACACAGCTAAAAGACGTGCAGCGCCTCTTAAAACTCGATCCTTCAAACACCGAGCTGCTTTCCCAGAAGCAGCGGCTCCTTAAGGATGCGATCGGAGAGACCAAGGAGAAGCTCGAAACATTAAAGACCGCACAGGAGCAGGCAAAGAAGCAGCTCGAAGAGGGGACGCTCGGGCAGGACAAGTATGATGCCCTGCAGCGTGAGATCGAGGAGACCGAGCAGTCCTTAAAAAATCTGGAGTCGCAGGTATCGACCACCTATGCGGCACTGGAAAAGATCGATGAGACCGGAAAGAAGTTCCAGCAGGTCGGCGACAAGATGGCTGGTGTCGGAAAGACGATGACCACCCATGTAACAGCGCCGATCGTAGGTATTGGTGCAGCGGCGATTAAGACGACCGCTGACTTTGATGCCCAGATGAGTAAGGTCTCTGCCATTTCCGGGGCCACCGGGAAGGACTTTGATGACCTGCGTGCCAAGGCCCGGGAGATGGGAGCGAAGACCAAGTTCTCGGCCTCGGAAGCCGGGGAAGCCTTTGAGTACATGGCGATGGCCGGATGGAAGACCGGGGATATGCTGGATGGTATCGAGGGCATTATGAACCTGGCTGCCGCTTCCGGCGAGGATCTGGGCACGACCTCCGATATCGTGACGGACGCCCTGACGGCGTTCGGCCTGTCCGCCAAGGACTCCGGGCATTTCGCGGATATCCTTGCTGCCGCCAGCACGAATGCGAATACGAACGTGTCCATGCTGGGCGAGTCATTCAAATATGCGGCCCCGGTTGCTGGTGCCCTTGGGATCAATGCCGAGGATACCTCAGTAGCGCTGGGCCTTATGGCAAACGCCGGTATCAAGGCATCGCAGGCAGGTACGTCCCTTCGGACGGGCTTACCAACCTTGCGAAACCGACAAAGCAGATGCAGACCTACATGGACAGGTACAACATTGCTCTTGTGGAGAATGATGATGGTTCCATCAACCTGCGGGAGACGATGATTTCCCTCCGGGAGAAGATGGGGAACCTGTCCGAATCTGAGCAGGCAGCTGCGGCTTCTGCGATCTTCGGGAAAAACTCCATGGCGGGCTGGCTTGCCATTATCAATTACAAGAACAGCAAATGCCCCAAGGGTCAGAGTCCTGCGTGGAGAAAGATCCCCGGTGCAGCGGGTGCATGCGCCAGCGCTGGAAGAAAAACGAAACCGCACCAGGGTCGCTGCCTACTGCCGGGTTTCCACAGACCACGAAGATCAGGAAACTTCATTTGAAGCCCAGCAGACACATTTTACCAATCTGATCAGCGGGAATCCCGGCTGGGAGCTGGTAGGCATTTACGCCGACGAGGAATCAGGCACACGGGCACAGACGCGTGAGAACTTCATGCGCATGATTGCTGACTGCGAAGCCGGGAAGATCGATATGGTGCTTTCCAAGAGCATCAGCCGGTGGGCCAGAAATACGCTGGATTCCCTGAAATACATCCGGAAGCTGAAAGCGCTGGGGATCCCGATCTTTTTTACAAAGGAAAACATCAATACGATGGACGCGGGCGGAGAGGTTCTGGTCACCATCCTTGCCTCCATTGCACAGCAGGAATCAGCCTCCATCAGCCAGAACGTACAGATCGGCGTGCGTTATCATTACCAGGAAGGCAAGGTGTGCTCCGGTGTCCACAGGCTCCTTGGTTACAACCGTACACCGGACGGTTCCCTCGTGATCGTACCGGAGGAAGCGGAGATTGTTCAGAGAATCTTCCGGGATTACCTTGACGGCTATTCCCCGAAACACATCGCCCGGATGCTGGCGGAGGAAGGGGTGGACGGCAATAAGATCACTTCCGGCGGTACGGTGTTTGAACGCAACTGGAATGATCAGGGCATTACTTACATTCTGAAGAACGAAAAATACAGCGGAGACTTGCTCCTGCAGAAATACTACACGGTTGATTTCCTGACAAAGAAGGTAGCGTCGAACAACGGACAGCTTCCTCAGTATTTCGTGGAAAACAGCCACGAGCCCGTGATTCCGAGAGAAATCTTCCAGCAGGTGCAGGCAGAGATGGCGCGAAGAAGAAAGCACTGGCAGGAATTCAAGTATTAGCACAGCAAC